ATGACGGCCGCTCTCCGCTCCAATGCCACCACGGTCCTGGCTTCCCTGGCGAAGGCCGAGCCGTTCCGCAGCGCCGACGAGGCCTGGTTCTGGACCATGGCCGCGCTGACCGCGCGCCGCGACGGCGCCCGGGTGGTGGCCGGCGCCGGGCGCGCCCTGCGGCCCTGCGATCCGGACGACGTGGTGAAGTGCCTGGACCGGCTCTATCGCCAGCGCCGCATCGACCTGGTTCATGCCCGCATCATGCGCCTCTGGGGCGAGCGTGGCATGGCCCCGGACCCCGCCTGCTTGGCGGAGAGGAATGACTGGCGGATCTGGTCGGAAGCCATGCAGCGCCTGGAGTGGCCTTTGCGTATCAAGGGGATCGTGGCTGGCCCGAGCCTTGGCGAGACGGCCGAGGTGGTGCCCCTGCCGCGGCGGTGGGAAGGGTGAGCGCCGCCATGCAGCCGGCCGCGCGGCCATGGCGGCTCTCGCCACGCCACGCCCTGGCGGAAGGCGAGCAGCAGGTGTGGATCGGCTTCGGCGGGCAGGCGGACCAGCCCTGGCTGCGGCTGCTGCGGCCCGGCTTCCGCCACTGCTTCGCGGCCATCCGCGACCGGCAGGGATGGAGCCTGGTCGAGCCGCTTTCGGGGCGGCTGCTGGTGAGCCGCGCCGGTGTGGCGGCCGAGTTCGATCTTCCGGCCTTCTACCGCCGCGCGGGTCTGTCGGTTGTGGGGCCCTTCCGCCCCGGGCCGCCGGCGGGGGATGGCTGGCTGCCGAATATAAGCCTTTATTCCTGCGTTCAGCTGTGCCGGGCTGTGCTGGGGGCGGGGGCGCCATGGGCCTTCACCCCCCACGGGTTGTACCAGGCCTTGGTGAACGAAAAAGAAAATAGGAAAAAAATCCTTGACGCGAGCCTTCCGGTTGGTTAAACAGGTCCTCGTCAACGGGTGAGTTGCGCCCTGAGGCATCCTCCCGCTCCCCGCAGACCTCTCGAACCCGCCCGGACCCGCTCCGGGCGGGTTCGTGGCTTTCCGGGAGCTTTCCCGCCGCATCCCGAAGGAGCCCGAACGCGCATGGGTGGCCTGTTCCGCGCCCCGAAGCCGGTGGTCGTGACCCCGACCACGCCGGCCGAGCCCCCGCCCGCCGGCCCCACCCCCGAGGCCGCCGCCCAGGCCGACCGGGCGGAGAACCAGACACGATCCCGCCGCGGGCTGGCGGGCACCATCACCACCTCCGCCCGCGGCGTGCTGGACGCCGCCCCCGCCGCCGGCTTGGCCGGTGCCCGCAAGACCCTGCTTGGGGAATGAACGCATGAGCCTGACGCCCGAGACCCTGCTGGCCCGCCACCAGGCGGCGCAGGACCGGCGCCGCCCCTGGGAAAGCGTCTGGCAGGAATGCTACGACCACGTCCTGGCCGGCACCCCCGGCAGCGGCGGCCCCGCCCTGTATGACGCGACGGCACCCGATGCCGCCGAGCAGCTCGCCGCCAGCCTGCTGGCCGAGCTGACGCCGCCCTGGTCGCGCTGGTTCGGCCTCGCCCCGAGCCGCGCCCTGGCCGAGGGGCCGGACGGCGCCGCCGCCGCCGCCGCGCTGGAGCACGCGGCCGAGACGCTGCAGGGCCATCTCGACCGCTCCAACTTCGCGCTGGAGATGCACCAGGCCTTTCTCGACCTGGTGGTGGCCGGCACCGGCGTGCTGCTGGTGGAGGAGGCGCCGCCCGGCGCGGCCTCGGCGCTGCGCTTCACCGCCGTGCCGCTGCGCGAGGCGGTGCTGGAGGAGGGAGCGGGCGGGCGGCTGGACACCGTCTATCGCAGCGTGATGCTGGAGCCGGCCGCGATCCGGGCCCGCTTTCCCGGCGCGGCGCTGCCGGCCGCGATGCTCGCCGAGCGGGCGCCGGAGCAGGCGCCGCCCCGCCACCGGGTGGTCGAGGCCGTCTGGCCGGAGGGGCATGGCAGCGCCTACCTCGCGGTGCTGGACTGGGAGGGACAGGCGGTGCCGCTGGCCACCGGCCGCTTCCTCGACAGCCCCTTCATCGCCTTCCGCTGGATGAAGCTGCCGGGCGAGGTCTATGGCCGCGGCCCGGTGATGAAGGCGCTGCCCGACATCCGCACCGCCAACAAGGTGGTGGAGCTGGTGCTGAAGAACGCCTCCATCGCCGCCACCGGCATCTGGCAGGCGGAGGATGACGGGGTGCTGAACCCCGCCACGGTGCGGCTGGTGCCGGGCGCCATCATCCCCAAGGCGCCGGGCTCCTCCGGCCTGACGCCGCTGGCGGCGCCGGGCAATTTCGATGTCTCGCAGCTCGTGCTGGACGACCTCCGGGCGCGCATCCGGAGCGCCCTGCTGGCCGACCGGCTGACCCTGCCGCGCCAGACGCCGATGACGGCGACCGAGGTGCTGGAGCGCAGCGCCGAGAGCGCGCGGATGCTCGGCGCCACCTATGGCCGGATGCAGGCCGAGCTGCTGACGCCGCTGATCGGCCGCTGCCTCGCCATCCTGCGCCGCCGCGGCGAGGTGCCGCCGGTGATGCTGGACGGGCGCGAGGCGCGGCTGACCTACCAGTCGCCGCTGGCCCGCGTGCAGGGCCGCGCCGACGCCGCCAACACGCTGCTGTTCCTGCAGGCCGTGGCGGCGCTGGGCCCCACGGCCGCGGCGCAGCTCGACCTGGCGGCGGCGACCCGCCACCTGGCCCGCACGCTCGCCGCGCCGGCCGGTCTCCTGAACCCCGTCGAGGAGTGACGACCCGCATGTCCGAGAATCTGCTGGAACCCGCGCCGGAGCCGGCTGGCCCGCCCCCCGGCCGGCCGGAGGATGTGCCGGAGAAGTTCTGGGATGCCGAGAGCCGGTCCCTGCGCGTGGACGCGCTGCTGAAGTCCTACCGTGAGCTGGAGAAGCGCCTGTCCCAGCGCGTTGCCCCCGCCAGCTTCGGGCCGCCGGGCGAGGACGCGCCGGAGGAGGAGCGCATCCGCTTCCTGCGCGCCATGGGCGTGCCGGAGACGCCCGAGGAATACGCCATCGAGCCGCGCCACGAGATGTGCGGGCCGGACGCGGCGGTGAACGCGCGGCTGCACGCGGCGGGCTTCACCTGCCAGCAGGTGCAGCTCGTCTACGACCTCGCGGCGGAGCGGCTGCTGCCGCTGATCGCCGAGGCGGCGGCCGATTACGAGGCGCAGAAGCAGCGCGGCAGGCTGGCCCAGGAACTGGGCGGCGAGGAGGCGTATCAGCGCCTCGCGCCGCAGATCGCCGCCTGGGGCCGCGCCAACCTGGCGCCGCCGGTGTTCGAGGCGCTGTCCACCACCGCCGAGGGCGTGCTGGCGCTGCACCGCATGATGGCCAAGGGCGAGCCCGGCCTGGTGCGCGACGCCGAGCCGGCCGAGCAGCTCGACGAGCAGGCGCTGCGCCGGATGATGCGCGACCCGCGCTACTGGCGCGCGCGCGAGCCGGAATACGTCAAGCGCGTGACCGACGGCTTCAGGCGCCTGTTCGGCCAGGGCTGACGCCCGCCCGGCCGGACGCGGCGCCAGCCTTCCGGCCGCCCTCGACCCTTTCCGCCGCCGCCCAACCCGGCCTTCCGCCGGGCGCGGCGGCATGCCCGCGCCGCCGGCCCCGCGGGGCCAACCGGTGGCGCGGGCGCGCGCCCACCCCGATCCCTGCCCATCCTGAAGGAACACGGTATGTCCGCTTCCATCGACCAGGTCTTCGCGAAGCAGTTCCAGTCCGAGGTGCACGATGCCTATCAGCGCCAGGGCAGCAAGCTGCGCCCGACGGTGCGCAGCAAGGGCGGCGTGCGCGGCGCCTCCACCATGTTCCCGGTGGTGGGCCACGGCACCGCGGCGGCCAAGGCGCGCAACGGCACCGTGCCGGTGATGAACCTGTCCCATTCCAACGTCGAGTGCTTCCTGCAGGACTACTACGCCGGCGAGTGGATCGACCGCCTGGACGAGCTGAAGACCAACATCGACGAGCGCCAGGTGGTGGCCAATGCCGGCGCCTACGCGCTTGGCCGCAAGACCGACGAGCTGATCATCGCGGCCCTCGACACCGCGACCAACGAGGCGGTGGGCACCGCCGCCGGCACCACCGACACGGACGGGCTGACCAAGGCCAAGGTGCTCAAGGCCTTCGAGATGCTGGGTGCCGCCGACGTGCCGGATGACGGCAACCGCTTCGCCATCGTCGGCTGGAAGCAGTGGAGCGAGCTGCTGCAGATCGAGGAGTTCGCCAACAGCAACTATGTGGGCGACGCCGACCTGCCCTGGAAGGGCACGCAGGTGAAGCGCTGGCTGGGTGCCACCTGGATGCCGCATTCCGGCCTGACCCGCAGCGGCAGCCTCCGCTTCTGCTACTTCTACCACCGCACGGCGGTCGGCCACGCCGTGGCGCAGGAGGTCTCGACCGACATCACCTGGCATGGCGACCGCGCCGCCTACTTCGTCAATAACATGATGAGCCAGGGCGCGGCGCTGATCGATCCGGCCGGCGTGGTGCGCATGCGCGCCGCCGAGTGACGCCCCCGCGGGCGCCGCCGCAGGCGCGCCCGCGAACCCGCAGAACGGGAGATAGGCCCGGGGGAGTTCCTTCCCCCGGGCCTTCTTTTTTCCAGCCGGAGGGATTCCCCGCGATGGCGCTGTCCGCCCTCATCCTCTGCTCGCGTGCCCTGCTGAAGATCGGCGCGCAGCCTGTCGCCTCCCTCGACGAGGGCACCGCCGAGGCGGAGGTGGCCGCCAACCTGTACCCGGCGGTGCGCGACGCGCTGCTCTCGGCGCACCCCTGGAGCTTCGCCACGGGGCAGGCGGCGCTGCCGCGTCTCGTCGCCGTGCCGCATGCCGACTACGCCCACGCCTTCCAGCTTCCCGCCGACTTCCTGCGCGTGATCTCCGCCGGAAGCGCCGGCGCGGGGCGCGGCATGGACTACCGCATCCACGAGCACCGGCTGCACAGCGATGCCGCGGCGGTGACGCTGACCTACCTGTTCCGCCCCGGCGAGAGCGCCTTTCCGGCCTTCTTCGCCAATGCGCTGGTGTCGCGCCTCGCGGCCGAGTTCTGCATCCCGCTCACCGAGAGCGGCAGCCGCGCCGAGATGCTGCACCGCCTGGCCGAGCACGAGATGCGCCAGGCGCGGCTGATCGACAGCCAGCAGCAGGCGGTGCGCGCGATCGAGGACTTTCCGCTGATTTCCGCGAGGGGATGAGACGCATGGCCGCCGGCCGCAGCACCAAGACCAGCTTCACCGCGGGCGAACTCGGCGACCAGCTGCTGGGCCGGGGCGACCTGCGCGCCTTCGAGAACGGCGCGCGACGCCTGCGGAACGTGTTCATCCAGCCCACGGGCGGCGTCACGCGCCGGCCCGGGCTGCGCCATGTGGCGATGCTGCCCGGCGCCGCGCGGCTGATCGCCTTCGAGTTCAACACGGAGCAGAGCTACCTGCTGGCGCTGACGCATCAGCGCCTCGACATCTTCCGCGACGACGTGGTGGTGGCGACCCTCGCCGCGCCCTGGACCGCCGCGATGCTCGACCAGATCGCCCATACCCAGAGCGCCGACACGCTGCTGCTGCTGCACCCCGCCATGCCGCCGCAGCGCGTGACGCGCAGCAGCCATACGAGCTGGAGCATCGGCGGCTGGGAATGGGCCGCGCCGCCCTTCTTCCGCTTCGCCGCGCCGGAGCTGGCGCTGACGCCGAGCGCCACCACCGGCAGCGTGACGCTGACGGCCAGCGCGCCCTTCTTCGCCCCCGGCCATGCCGGCGCGCAGCTGCGCATCGGGGGGCGGCGGGTGACGGTGACGGCGGTCGCCTCCGCCACCAGCGCCACCGCGCAGGTGGCGGAGGCGCTTTCCGCCGCGGCGCCCACGCCGGACTGGGACGAGGCGGCCTTCAGCGGCGCGCGGGGCTGGCCGGCGACCGCCTGCTTCCACCAGGACAGGCTGGTGCTCGGCGGCTCGCGCGACCTGCCGAACCGCCTGTGGCTTTCGCGCTCGGGCGACCTGTTCAACTTCGACCTCGGCACCGGCCTCGACGACCAGGCGATCGAGTTCGGCCTGCTGTCGGACCAGGTGAACGCCATCCGCGCGGTGTTCTCGGGGCGCCACCTGCAGGTCTTCACCTCCGGCGCGGAGTGGATGGTGACGGGCGACCCGATGACGCCCGCCTCGATCCAGCTTCACCGGCAGACGCGCATCGGCATGCCGAACAGCCGCATCCTGCCGCCCGTCGACGTCGATGGCAGCACCATCTTCGTCGCGCGCTCCGGCCAGGCGGTGCACGAATTCGCCTATACCGACGTGCAGCAGGCCTATCAGGCGAACGACCTGGCGATGATGGCGCGCCACCTGGTGCGCGACCCGGTCTCGCTCGCCTATGACCAGACGCGCCGCCTGCTGCACGTGGCGATGGCCGATGGCAGCCTCTCGACCCTGACGCTCTACCGCGCCGAGCAGGTGACGGCCTGGATGCGCCAGGAAACCGAGGGCGCCTTCCGCGCCCTGGCCGAGATCGACGGCACGGTGTGGTGCGCGGTCGAGCGCGCGGGCTCGGTGCGGCTGGAGCGCTTCGACGACGCGCTCGCCGTCGATGCCGGGCTGACCGGGGCGGCGGAGGCGCCGCGGGAGCGGTGGAGCGGCCTTGCCCACCTCCAGGGCCGCGCCGTGCAGGTGGTGGCCGATGGCGCGCCGCTCGGCGCCTTCGCCGTCGATGGCGGCGCGGTGACGATCGAGCCCGCGGCCCGCGCGGTGCAGATCGGCCTCGGCTTCAGCCATGTGATCGAGCCGCTGCCGCCGCAGCTGCTCAGCGCCGGCGGCAGCCGGAGCGGGCCGCTGCGCCTGGTTTCCGCCACCTTCCGGCTGCTGCAGACGGCCTCCCTTTCGGTCGATCTCGGCCGTGGCCCCCAGCCCGTGCCGTTCCGGCGCCTCGACACGCCGCTGCTGGACGCGGCGCCCCCGGGCTTCACCGGCGACGTGACGCTGCGCGCCTTCGGCTGGCGGCGCGACACGATGCGGCCGCTCTGGCGCATCGAGGGCGACACGCCGCTGCCGCTCACCCTGCTTTCCGTCACCATCGAGACGAGGATGACCGACTGATGGCCCAGCTCGCCCCCATCGCCACGCTTGTCGGCACGGGTGCCTCGCTCTACGGCACGGTGCGCCAGGGCCAGGCGCAGGCCGCCCAGGCCCGCGCGCAGCAGCAGCAGGAGGCCGCCAGCCTGAGCGCGCGGCAGCAGCAGCTCGCCGCCCAGGAGGGCGCCGACGCGCAGGCGCGGCAGGACAGGCTCGCGCGCACCGTGGCCTCCACCCGCGCCCGCCTCGCCGCGGCCGGCGTCAGCCCCGACGAGGGCTCGGCCGCCGCCATCACCACGGGGCTGGAGCGGGATGCGGCGGAAGCGGCGCGGAGCAGCCAGGAGGCGCTGGCGGCGCGCATGGCGGCGGGCCGCAGCTCCCTGCTGCGCGAGGACGGCTCGCTGACCACCTGGCTGCGCGCCGGCTCCAGCTTCGGTGGCGCGCTGCGCTCCCTGCTCGACTAGCGCGGCCCGGGCAGCGCCCCCGCGGCCACGCGGCCGCTCCAGACCACCATCCGCATGAGAGATCCGCATGGCCGAGCATATCCGCATCGGCGACATCACGCCGCGTGTGCACTACGCGGCGGATGGCGCGCTGACCGTCTTCGCCTATCCGTTCCCGATCTTCGAGCCGGAGGAGCTGGAAGTCCGCATCGACGGCCTGCCGCAATCCGGCGGCTACGCGGTGCGCGGCGCCGGTGCCTCGGAAGGCGGCACGGTGGTGTTCGACGCGCCGCCGGGTGCCGGGCGGCATGTCCTGCTCCGCCGCGTGCTGCCGATCCGGCGCGTCACGGACTTCCAGCCCAACGGCGTGCTGCGCGCCAAGGCGCTGAACGACGAGCTGGACCGGCAGACCGCGATCCTGCAAGGCCTGCGCGACGAGATCGCCAGCACGGTGCGCGCCGGCCCCGGCGACCTGCCGGCGCGCCTCGTGCTGCCCGATCGCGGCGGCCGCGCCAACCGGCTGCTCGGCTTCGACAGCCTGGGCAACGTCACCGCCGTGCCGCGCGCGCCGGTGCTGGAGGTGCCGTTCGGCGGCGCCATCCCCCGCAGCGTCGAGGACAAGCTGGCCGAGCGGCTGACGGCGCGCGACTTCGGCGCCATGGGCGACGGCATCAGCGATGACGGCCCCGCCCTGCAGGCGGCGATGAACGCCGCCGCCGCCGCCGGCAAGCTGCTGGAGATCGGCGAGGGCAGCCACCGCACCGGCATGCCGCTGGTGCTGCCGGGCGCCGCCGCCGGGCTGATCATGCATGGCAGCATCGTCTATGCCGGCTTCGGGGGAGAGGCGGCGCTGACCATCGGCGACGGCGCCGCCTCGCGCAACCAGGCGAGGCTCTACCAGGGGCTGCGCGTGCTGCGCGCCAGCATCTCCGACTGGGCGAACGAGGCGGATATCGGCCTGCTGCTGCGCAACCTCGATGCCTGCACCGTCGAGATCCGCCAGGTGGAGGGCTTCACCATCGGCGTGCGCACGCTGGGCGACGAGCTGGGCTTCGAGGACAGCACGCTGCATCTCGGCCGGCTGGTGAACAACCGCATCGGGCTCGACATCCGCACCAACAGCGCGGCGGGCTGGAACAACTCCATCCGCTACATCGGCGGCCACTTCGCCAACAGCGGCAGCGTGCATCCGGCCGTCTCGCGCTTCGGCGTGCGCTTCTCCTGCGCGCCGGGCGCCTATCCGCGCCACAACGCGCATGCCTTCCACGGCCCCGCCTTCGAGCTGCAGCGCCAGGGCACGCCGGGCATGGTGGACGCCATCCCCTTCCTGCTGGAGGCGGGGGACGAGCGCGGCATCGTCGCGCGCAACATCCGCATGGAGCAGTGCAGCCCCTATGTGGCGCGGCACGCGGGCGGCGCGAATGACTGCCTATACGAGGTCGCCTATGTCGGCACCTACGCCTTCACCGGCGCGGCCATCGACTACGCAGCCTCCGCCACCCGCGCGGGCGGCACGGTGGTGGCGCTGCACCAGGCCGCCGCCGCGCATGGCTCGCCGCGCCTCGTGGCGGCGGCGGAGAATGTGCGCCGCCGCGCCTTCCGCCAGACGATCGACACGGCCGATGGCGTGGGCTTCGAGCAGATGGCGGTGCTGTCGGGCAACCCGGCAGGGCCGCCCGCCACGCTGGGCGGCTTCGCCTTCGCCGGCCTGTCGCAGATGGCGCTGAACCCCGACAGCGTCGGCCTGCCCACCAGCCGCGCCCTCGCCTTCGTCGTCGATTGCGGCGAGTGCAAGGAGTTCTTCCTCGCGGCCGAGGGCAGCGAGCTGCGGCCGGTGGTGATGCAGTTCGATGCCGCAGAGACGGTGCTGGGCGAGGCGAGCCGCGTCATGTTCTCCAACATGAACACGCTCTGGGCCGGCAGCCCGAGCCATTTCTGGGAAGGCAACGCGGATCTCGACAGCCTGGTGGGCGGCGCTCCCATCAACCGCCTGCAGCGCGTCACGCTGCATTCCAACGCGCGCTATGCCGCCATCGGCGTGCGGGGCGGCAGCGCGGGGGCGGTGCTGAAGGCGTTGCGGCTCTACTGCTCGCCACTGCACGCGCCGGCCCTTGTCTATGGCGGCAGCCGCAAGTGGGGCGTGCGGGAATACACCGGCAGTGCCGGCTTCGACCTCGCCAGCCTCGGCCCCGGCGCCGCCGCCACGCAGCTCGTCGCCGTTCCGGGCATCGCGGGGGGGGACTTCGTGCAGGCCAGCTACACCGCCCTTTCCGCCTTTGTCGAGCTGGTGCCGACCATCACCACCTCGGCCGCCGGCGAGCTGCCGGGCACGGTGACGGTGCAGTTCCGCAACCGCCACCCCTCCACCGCCATCGACCTCGCGCCGGGCACGCTGTTCGTCCGCGCCGTGAAGCCGCTGCTGTGAGCCGGCCCGAGCTGGTGGCGGAGGAGCTGCGGCGCGCCATCCGCCATGTGGTGGACGACTACAACGCCTTCGTGGTGCGCGGGCCCGTGCCCGGCACGCATGACGATGCCAAGGCCTTCGCCGCGCACCATGCGGCGGCGAAATCCGCCCTGACGCATCTGGAGCACCTGATGAAACTCGCCCGCGCCGCCTGCGCGAGCGGGGAGGAGCAGGGCATGGCGCATGCCGTGGCTCTGCTGCGCCAGGCGCGCGGCGCGCTGGCGGAAGTGCCGCTGGAGGCTGATGAGGAGAGCGACGCCGATGATGGAGCCGCCGGCTGAATCGCCCGTCGAGCTGATCGAGTTCGTTTGGGTCTGGAACACCGAGGCGGGGCAGGGGACGCCGGCCGCGCACCGCCGCATCCTGCGCTGGCTCGCCGCCCGCCGCGCGGCGGGCGACCATCGCCTGCTGCTGATGGCCTTCCGCGGCTGCGGCAAGTCGACGCTGGTGGGCCTCTACTGCGCCTGGCTGCTGGCACGCTGGCCGGAAACGCGCATCCTGGTGCTGGCGGCGGACCATCAGCTCGCCACCAAGATGGTGGCCACGGTGCGGCGGATCATCGAGCGGCACCCGCTCTGCCGCCACCTCCTGCCGGACGCGCCGGAAGCCTGGGCGTCGGACCGCTTCGCCGTGCGCCGCGCCGGCGCGCTGCGCGACCCCTCCATGCTGGCCGCCGGCCTCGGCGGCAACATCACCGGCACCCGCGCCGACGTCATCATCTGCGACGATGTCGAGGTCGCCGGCAATTGCGACACGCCCGGCAAGCGCGCCGAGCTGCGCGAGCGGCTGGCCGAGACGGAGTTCATCCTGACGCCGGGCGGCACGCTGCTCTATGTCGGCACGCCGCACTGCGCGGAAAGCCTTTACGTGCCGCCGGGCACGGAGGGCGCCTATCTCGCCGGCTACCGCCGCCTGGTGGTGCCGCTGCTCGATGCCGCGGGGGAGAGCGCCTGGCCCGAGCGCTTTCCCGTGCCGGCGGTGGAGCTGCTGCGCGACCGCGTGGGCCCGCTGCACTTCACGCGGCAGATGCTGCTGCGCGCGGTCCCGTCCGGCGCGGCGCGCTTCGACCCGGCGCAGATCGTCCGCTACGCCGAGGAGATCGATTACCGCGAGGCGCTGGGGCGGCCGGTGCTCGGCCTGCTCGGGCGCCGCATGGTCTCGGGTGGCGGCTTCTGGGACCCGGCCTATGGCCGCCCCGGCCGGGGCGATGGCAGCGTGCTGGCCGCCTGCTTCGCCGACGCCGAGGGCAACCACTACCTGCACCGCCTGGCCTACCTGACGCACGACCCGGACTCCCCCGAGGACCCGGCGACGCAGCAATGCCGCCAGGCGGCGCGGATCGCCGCGGAACTGATGCTGCCGGTGCTGCGGGTGGAGACCAACGGCATCGGCCGCTTCCTGCCCAGCCTGCTGCGGCGGGAGCTGGCGCGCGCGGGCGCCGCCTGCGCCGTGGTGGAGCAGCACAGCCACCGTCCCAAGCAGGAGCGCATCCTGGCGGCGCTGGACCCGGTGCTGGCGGGGCGGCGGCTGCACGCCCATGCCCAGGTATTCCGCACCCCCTTCGCCACCGAGCTGGCGGAATGGAAGCCGGACACCCCCGGCACGCGCGACGATGCCTTGGACGCGCTTTCCGGCTGCCTGCTGGCCGAGCCGGTGCGCCTGCCCGGCCTGCCGCCGGCGCCACGCGGCCCGGGTTGGCGGGGAGCCACAGGCGAATAAAAAATTTGCCTATGTAATTCACTTTTTGTTGATAATGCCGCAAATGGCTCATACGCTCTCTTTGTCAGCGCCAGAGCTGCGCCTTGGCCCAGGCGGCAGGCCGGGCTCCCGCCACACCCATTCCCCGTCGCGCCTCCTCTTTCCCCTTGAGGGGAAGCGCCCGCCCCTGTGCCCCCTTCCGGGCCGCGCACCCTTGAACACGCGCCCCCGATGCACGCCGCCGAACGCACGCTCCACTCCGCATGCCCCAGGCCGCACGCTTCCGGATGCCTGTCCGGAGGCCGGACCCGCTTTTTCATCGCTTCGTCGCAATCGCCACGGCAGGCGCCGGCGCTCCCTTTCCCGAGGGCGGCGCCGGCGCCTGTGCCGTTCAGGAAGGCCGAGGAGGGCCGGATGAACCCGCTTGATCTGGAACCCCAGACGCTGGCCACCGCTGCGCAGGCCCCGATCCTGGTTCTGCTGGCCTGGATGCTGCGCGGGCTGCGCCGCGGCGCGGAGGAACGCTGCGGCGAGGACGCCGCGCGGCCCGACCCCGGCGCCCCGCCGCGCATGCGGCATGATCCCGATGCCCTGTCGCGCACGCGGGACGAGCTCGCCGCCTTCAAGCTGGAGGTGGCGCGCACCTATGTGCCCCTGTCGCTGATCCGCGATGTCGATCAGCGCCTCAGCCGGCAATTGCTGCGCATCGAGGAGAAGCTCGATGCGGCCACCCGAGCCGCCACCGCTGCTGCGGCCCTGCAATCCGCCCAGCGTGGCTGGCGCTCCGAAGACCGCAGCTGA